CTCAATGTTGGCGCATATGGAGATACGGGCGGCACTGCTGCTCACAGCTTCTCCGGTTCTTGGCGTTTCCCAACTGTACAGCAGCGTTCAAGCTCTGCTGATGGCGGGAATCCAGGTAAGGATGCTTATTTTGGGGTCCATGCGTTTAAGTCTCAAACCAGTACGATTTATGATCCAGGATATCCGGATCTGGTCAGGGGCCTTCCTTTTAGCACTCTGATATCGGATCGCCATGACGGACTGGGAAGCACCCTTCCGAGTGGCAAAGAGTATCCATGGGTATTCACTTTGGATGATGTCTATGTTAACAAGAATACTGGCGACGATACTGGAGCCTTTATTTCTGGCTCCCGTGTTGCCGGAACTTCTGAAACTGCCATCTCATCCAGCTATAAGGGTATTCTCGACTACTACGACAGGTTCTTCGTCCCAATGTATGGTGGCTTTAACGGCTTCGATGTTACTGAGGCAGAGCCTTTCCGCAACTCTTCATGGACTGTCGGTACAACTACAGAGTTGAATCACTACTCATGGAACTCGGTTGATCGTGGCATTAGAACAATTGCAGATCCAGAAGTTGTAGAGTGTAATATTATAACGGCTCCAGGCATAACAAATGATGACTTGACGGAACGCTTGATGCTCGTTTGCGAAGAGAGGGCCGATTCTCTTGGAATTATCGACCTCAAGGATGTTTTCACTCCATCGACTGAGAATACCGAATCTTTTGAAAACAATTTGGGCACAGTAAAGACGACTGTTTCAGACATCCAGTCCCGTGATATTAGCAACAGCTATGCATGTACATACTATCCATGGGTGCAGATTAAGGACACTAGAACAGATAGATTTGTCTGGGTGCCTCCATCCGTTGTCGCTCTTGGCACTTTTGCAAGCTCCGAGGCCAAATCTGAGGTGTGGTTTGCTCCTGCTGGCTTCACCAGAGGTGGGCTAACAGAGGGCTCAGCGGGACTACCTGTCATACAAGTTTCCGAGCGCCTGACTTCGAAGCAAAGGGATAGTTTGTATGAAAACAATATTAACCCGATTGCTAAGTTCCCAGCAGAAGGTATCGTGATCTTCGGACAGAAGACGCTTCAGCCGACTCAGTCTGCATTAGATCGAATTAATGTTCGTCGTCTTATGATATTTGTCAAGAAGCAAGTATCTAGGATCGCGGCTACGATTCTGTTTGACCAGAATGTACCAACTACATGGTCTCGTTTTACTAGTCAAGTTAATCCATTCCTTTCAAGTGTACAGTCTAGACTGGGCATTACAGAGTTCAAGGTTGTATTAGATGAGACTACGACGACGCCGGATCTGATTGACAGAAATATTCTCTATGCGAAGATCTACATTAAACCTGCGAGAGCCATTGAGTTCATCGCTATTGACTTCATCATCACTAGAACTGGCGCTTCATTCGATGACTAACAAGAAAGGAAGGATTTTTTCCTTCCCGAAACTATTTAAAATAGAAAGAGGGAGATTTAAATAAATGGGTCGTTTTTGGACAGATGCAACAGGGCAAGATCCCAAAAGAGCATATAGGTTTCAATGTGTGCTTCCTAATCTTGGCGAGAATGGCTGTACATGGTTTATAACTTCGGTAGGAAAACCGACAATAACTGTCAGCGAGTCAAAACATACATATTTGAATCATGATTTTTATTATCCCGGCAGAGTTAGCTGGAATACAATTAGCGTAAAACTTGTTGATCCAGTAGAACCGGACGCTACAGCTATCATGAGCGCTGCCATAGAGGATGCGGGCTATAAAGTTCCTGCAAGTTTCGAGCAGACATCTACTATTTCCAAGGCAGCCGCAACAGCGCAGCTTGGAGAGGTTGAAATTAAACAGATTGACTCTGAAGGCGGAGCCGTGGAGACCTGGACACTTCATAATGCATGGATAAAGAGCGCTACTTTCGGAGATCTCGATTATTCTAGCGATGCCCTTACCAATGTGTCGATAGAAATTAGGTACGACTGGGCCAGCTTGGATAAGCATGGCGCCACGGCAGGCCTACAGGATCGCAGCGCTAACGCTGGCATCTTTCAGCAACAATAATAAATAAAACATACAAGAGGTGAAAATTGAGAAATAACGAGCAACGCACGGGTGCAGGCCCGAGAAGCGATGACTCTGCTCCGGAGGCCCTAAGCTCCAACGAGCTTTTTAACTTTTCAACACCAACTGAATTTGTTGAGCTTCCTTCTCGTGGCATATATTATCCCGAAGGACACCCTCTTCATAATTCTAGTGAAGTTGAAATTCGCTATATGACAGCAAAAGATGAAGATATTTTGTCTTCGAAGACTCTTTTGCAAAAAGGAATAGCAGTCGAGCGCTTCTTACAAAATATTATCGTAGATAAAAGCATCAATACAGACGATTTTCTGATTGGCGACAAGAATGCTATCACTATCGCGGCAAGAGTCACCGGATATGGGGAGGATTATGATGTTAATGTCACATGTCCAACCTGTGGGTCGAACAATCGTCAAACCATTGATTTATCCAGCTTAAATTTATACAGCGGGGAGGATTATGAAGAAGCTGGTTTCAAAAAAACCGGTTCAAACACTTTTGTTATTAAAGCCCCCGTCAGTGATGTTGATGTTGAAGTTAAGTTGATGACCGGCAAGGACGAGTCTTATCTTGCAAAACTTTCTGAAAATAGAAGAAAGAAGAATCTTCCGGAAACCAACTTGACGGACCAATTTTCTAGAATGATAGTTTCTGTGAATGGGAATTCCAAGAATTCAGTCATTAATTCATTTATTGACCACATGCCGGCCAGAGATTCGAGATTCTTGAGAAAAGTTTATCAGAAAGTGGTACCAAATATAGATCTAACGCAGCATTTTACGTGCGAGTCTTGCAGTTTTGAGCAGGAAATTGAGGTGCCATTTACTGTGGACTTTTTTTGGCCTAGGCGATGAATACATAGCGGCAGTCTATGAAGAATTCTTCATGCTAAAATACCACGGCGGATGGAGCTTTACAGAAGTATATAATCTTCCTGTTCAAATTCGGCGATGGTTTCTAGAGAGACTCATCAAACAAAAAGAAGATGAGAAAAAAGCAATTGAAGAACAGATAAACAAAAACAACCAGGTCTCCTCAGATTGGGGCTAATGTTTGGTACATTGGCTCTTATTTTTTTCTGATTACTATTTATATAAGAAAAGGAGGGCAGCTTTAATGAAAACGTTAACAGAAGACAAGCTAACAAAGATAGTTATAGACTTGGAAACACTTAAAAAGAAGAGAATTGATGAGAGTTTTTTGGCAATGTTTGGCCATTGGATTAAGAACATTGTCGGCGCCATGTTCGGTGATACTGGCATACCTGTTTCTGTTAAAGGAAGGCCTTCTGATGTTCGTGCATTTGCCCGTGCCGTCGGAGGAGAGGCTAAGTACATCCAAACAGCAAAGGATTATGGCTTAGACGATCCAAGAACTTATATGAGCAAGGCAACACTTGACCAGGCCGCCGGCGATTTCGAGATGAGAACCGGCATTAAGTGGCCTTTTAAATAGGAGAGAGTCTATAAATGGCCTTATCAGCAGACGAACAAAGAAAATTAGCAGACAGGTTAGCTAGAGCTACAGCAGAAGCAGCACATGCAGAAGAACTTCTTAATCAAGCAAGGCGGTCTGGAGTAAAGCTTCAGGAAAGAGAGCTTGAGCTACTATCGGCCAAAGCCGAAAAGGCCCGCTTAATATACCAAGAAGATCTTGCTTACGGCAGATCTGCCGCCTCAGTACAGGCGGCACAACGCGAAGAGTGGAAAAATCTTGAAGAACAGTACGATAAGGCCTCAGAAAAAGCAAGAGAATATAGTGGCGCTGTTCAAGGTATAACCAATAATGTGAGAGGAATGCTGGGTATAACTAGCCAGTGGCGCTCAAACACTGTTGCTGCATTAGTCGGAGCGACATTCAGCAGCAAGGGCCTAATCCAAACTCTAAGAGAGGTCCGCCAAGAGTTTCAGAAAAATGTTACAGCCGCGGACCTTGCTGGATCGGCCGCAATGAAAGTAACCGAAACTCTAAATGCTGGTTGGCTAGCCGTCGTCGCATCTACTCTTAAGTTAGCCGGAGGGCTAGATAGCGCCACTGTCGCAATGAATAGGGCAACCGGCGCCGCACCTGTCTTTGGAAGAGAAATTGAGAGGCTAGAGAGCACGATGACTGCTTTCGGGGTCAATGCAGCGCGAGCCGGCTCGGCTATTCAAGCGCTTTATTCCGGAGCATCTGCATATACAGAGATGTCATCAAGTATGAGAGAGCAAGTTGCGCAGTCGACTGCCCTGTTGGATAGATTAGGTATATCATCAGAGACCAGCGCCAGAAACATTGACATCATGACTCGTTCTATGGGAATGACCGGCACTCAAGCCGCGGCAACAAACGAGCAATTGTTTGCAACCGCGCAGCAGTTTAACATATCCACAACCAGAATGCTTGAGGGATTCTCGTCCGTAGCGCCCGAAATGATGAAGTTTGGGTCCAATGCTGTAAATGTATATACTAGATTGCAAGTCGTTGCAAAACAAACAGGTATAGAGGTAGGCCGCCTATTATCGATTGTGTCTAGATTTGATCGATTTGACACCGCTGCCGATGCCGTTGGCGGCCTAAACGCTGTTCTTGGCGGGCCATTCTTGCATGCAATGCAGATGGTACAAGTTACAGACCCAACACAGCGACTGGTGCTTATGTCGCAGGCCGTCCGTGATGCCGGCCTTAGTTTTGAAAGTATGGGATACTATATGAGACAAACTTTGGCAAATCGCATGGGACTGGCAGACGTGAATGAGTTGGCGCTGGTAATGAGAGGCAATTTTACTTCCGTTAATGGGGCCATTCAAAGTACTTCAAAAGAGGCTCGTGAGCTTCGAAGCCAAACAGAAAGATATAATACCGTTCAAGAAGAATTCGCTCAAGTTGCACGACAATTGGCTGTAGCGCTCTACCCGCTTGTTCCGGTATTAAAGAGTATTGCCCAATTTTTGCAGGAAAATGCATTTATAGTAAAAGCATTTATTCCTGCCATTATTGGCCTTAAGGTTGGAATGGTAGCCATATCAGGCGCGACTATGATTTGGGCTGGTGGGCTTGGAACTTTAGCCGCATCAATCGGCCCCGTTATAGCAATTGTTGGCGCGCTGGCATTGG